GGTGGATACAGTGCGACAACATTGGCACTTAATTTCTTGAACCCAACTGCGGCGCTTAATGACAGCGACATTGATGTTTATCTTATGGTTTAAAAATCTAACGGAAGGCGGTATCTAAGATGTATATAGACAAAATCAAAGCAGCAATAGGACTTAACGGCGTGGCACTTGACCAGGATTTAATCGAACCACTGATTGATGCCGCCAAATCCGAATTGAAACTGTGTGGGATCCTGGCAACCAAGGTTGACGATGAAACCGATTCACTTGTTTTAAGGGCAATCTCACTTTATGTCGATTCACATTTCAAGCCTGGAGACCCGATGTCAGACAAAAAACTGATGTCATACGAATCAATCAGAAACCATCTGAGCATGTCGGTAGAATACACCGAGGAGGTGGTCTGATGCCGGAGTACACAGCGAAATTGATGTCGATGACCAAAACACTCGATGCCGATGGATTCAATGTAGATGTTGCAGTCGAATACGAAATATTTGTAGAGAAGAAATCCGTAACCCGTTCAGAGTTTTATATGGCGATGTCGGCAGGCATGAAACCTAAAATTGTATTGTCGACCAGGATTGAAAACTACGAACAGACACGGACAGTAGTTGACGGAGTTGCTAAATATGCAGAGAAAATAAGGTACGAGGACGCAGTCTATGACATCATACGCACGTACGAGAAAGATTCTGCATACATAGAACTGATGTGCGGGTGATTACCATGCCGTATTTTGAAGTGGATTTTCCAAAGAAATTATTTAAAAATCTGTCAGATGAAATAAGCGAAAAGATGCTAAACGAATCAATTCCGATTTTAGTTGACAGTCTGCAAACAATCATAAGGACTGAGCACAGCGATTCGGGTGAATTATGGAAGTCTATTAAAGCATTTAGACCTCATAAGACAAAAGACGGAGTATGGGGGATATCCGCATCGCCTACAGGGAAGCACAAAGGCAAACTGTTAAAGTCGGCAAAAGTATTCGCGAGAAGTAAAAAAGGTACAAAGACAAGCGGTCAGGCTCTTTGGAACGACGATAAGCTATGGTTTATCGAGTACGGCAATAAGAACCAGGATGCAAGACCGGTAATCGCAAGGGCAACAAACAGAGTCATGAAGCAAGTGGTCGACAAGATGCAGGAAGTGTTTGACAGGGAGGTTGTAGATGGAAAACAGTGATGTAAACAAGTTGATAATAGCAACGTTAAGCCCTCTTGGCATTCCGATAGAAGCGGCGCCATACACCGGCAATGAATTAACCTATGTGATATTCAACAAAGCCGATGACATTGGCGTTGTGTTTGCTGACGACGAACCACAGATTGACCAGGTGTCTATGCAGATACATCTATTCACACCGCTCAATTATCTGACACTAAAAAAACAAATCAGATCTAAATTATTCAAGGCGGGTTTCACATACCCGCAAGTACAGGAACGATACGAAGAAGACGCAAAAACAAACCACGTGGTATTCGAATGTCAAATTGAAACATCCACGGAAAGCGAGGAATAAAAACATGAAAATAGGATTAAAATATCCAGTATACAAGGGAACATCAAGCGGAACCATTGCAAAAGCAATGCAAGCTGACATCTCAATCGAGATGAACGACATCAAAGCTTATGCTGATGACGGTATCGCCGAAAGCGACAAGTCGTTTAAAAGCGGAACCATCACGCTTGGAGTCGACAATATCAGTGACACAGTGCAAAACCTGTTGCTCGGTCACGCCGTGGCAAGTTCCGAAATTACTGCAAGCGGCGCTGACGTAGTGCCTTATGTCGGTATCGGATTTTATGGCGCCAAGAAAGTGTCAGATGTCACATACTACAGAGCCATATGGCTTCCAAAAGTACAGTTCTCCGAGCCAGCTGATGCCAATGCGACAAAGGGCGAATCCCTTGCATTCGGCAACCAGGTATTGGTCGGAACAATCATGCTCGATGCATCTAACAACTGGAAACAGGAAAAGACATTTGCACTCGAAGCCGATGCCATCGCATACCTGAACACCAAGGCAGGAATCCCTGTAAGCGCATCCGGTGGATTGACCGCATTGTCGCTCACAGGCACAGGCGGAACGCTTGCACCTACATTCCTGGCAGGAAAGCTTGTCTATTCATTCAGTGGAGTATCTGCTACATCAGTCACAGTCACACCGACAGCTGCAAGCCATACCATCAAACTCTATGTCGATGGTGTGTACTCGCAGGATATCGTATCCGGTGCGGCATCAGCCTCCATCCCTGTCACAATTAATGTCATGAAAGTATTGACACTCGTTGCACAGGAGACAGGAAAGGCATCTCAGACAACCACGATCAACGTCCTTAAGACATCCTAGTAATACTAAAAATCATAATCGAACAAAGCCGGATGAAATATTCCGGCTTATTTTTTTAAGGAGAAGAGACTATGTTAGACGACAAGAAAAAATTGACAGTGAACGGAGTAGACTATCCGATTGAGTTTTCACTCAACGTGATGGCATTAGTACAGGAAAAATATGGCTCGCTAGACAATTGGAGCGAGATTATTGATAGTAAGGACAAGGAAAAGGAACCCTCGATAAAAGATATCATCTGGACATTTACGGCGATGATCAACGAGGGAATTGAAAGCGAAAACGAAACAAGCAATACACAGCGTGCATTACTGACAGAAAAGCAGGTCGGCAGACTTGTCACACAGTTCGGACTGAATCAGAGCATGACGGCAATCAAAGGAATTGTAACTGGAAGCACACAGGGTGATGAAAAAAACTTGACGACCACGCCGAATCAGACGGAGCAACAGTAATTGATTTTGCGTGGGTGTTGATGATGGGCATAAAGATGGGATTTACCGAAAGGCAAATCGGACACATGACAATGAAAAAATATTCAAAACTGCTAAAGGCATACAAGGACATATTCGACATTGAAATGACACTCACCACAAACAAAATAAAATACTCTGAGATTGGTGCATCGACATCAATCGATGAGGCTATTCCATTATAGGGGGTGAACCAATGGGCAGACAGACTATAGGCGCAGGAATCAAGCTTGACGGCGAGACAGAATTTAAAAAGGCTATAAGCGGAATCAATTCCGACATGCGTGTTCTTGGCTCCGAGATGAAAAAGGTTACATCTGAATTTATCGACAACAAAGACAGTCTAGAAGCGTTGACCGCCAAAGACAAGGTTTTAAATGACCAACTAGACAAGCAAAAAGAGAAAATCGACGCGGTTAAAAAGGCTCTTGAAAATTCAAAAACCCAGTACGGCGAGAACGATGAGAAGACAAAGCGCTGGCAGATAACTCTGAACGATGCAGAGTCTCAGTTGAACAAGTTAAACACTGAAATCAAACAGAACAAGACCGCAATGGATAATGTCGGCAAGGAAACCGCACAGACCACAGACAAGGTGGAGAAATTCACCAAGGAAACGAACCAGGCAGCTGACAAGACCGATAAATTCGGCGACAAACTGAAAAGTGCATCGTCGCATCTTGGCTCGGGGTTTGCTTCAAGTCTTAAAGTCGGCATGGTCGGAGTCGCGGCTCTTGGTACCGCACTGGTGGCAACCGCCGCAGGACTCGGAAAAGTAGTAACCGCATCACTTGAGAACGCGGATGCAGTCCAAAAGACCGCTGATATCTACGGAATGAGTGCAGAAAGAGTCCAGGAACTGACCTATGTCGGAACAAAACTAGATGTCGAACTGGAAACAATGACAAAGGCACAGACCAAGGTTACCAAATCGATGTATGAAGCATCGCAAGGCTCCAAGGGAGTATCGGATGCATTTAAGAGATTAGGCGTTTCTGTCGTTGATAGTAAAGGAAATCTCCGCGACAGCCAGGATGTAATGGCAGAAACAATCACAAAACTCGGCGCAATGAAAAACGAAACCGAGCGCGATGCACTTGCAATGAAAGTTTTCGGCAAGTCCGCAATGGAACTGAATCCATTGATTAAAGCAGGTGGTGCAGAGTTTGCAAAGTTGACCGAGGAAGCAAGAAAGACAGGCGCGGTTTTATCCAATGAAGCAATCAAGGGACTTGATGATTTTGGCGATTCTCTTGCAGGATTAAAGCAGAGTTTAAAGGGAATTGGTGGAACTTTCGCCGCCTCGCTGTTGCCGGCAATGGACGGAGCCTTGAAATTCTCGCAGGGATTGATACCGATATTACAAGAAAGTCTGAAGACTGGAGACTTCACCGCACTAGGCAAGGAACTAGGAAACGGACTGACAAAAGCGATGTCAAGCATTGCAATCGGCATTGAGAAATTAATGCCTGTTGTTATAAATCTATTGACATCATTGACGGAGGGAATTGTCAAGGCTATTCCTGTCATATTACCTGCATTGATTGACGGCGTTCTTGCATTGCTAGACGCGTTTATTTTGATTGTGAAGGATAATGGGCCTTTGCTCATCAAGGCGGGCATGGATGCCATCCTGTCGCTTGTAAACGGCATGCTCGAAATGCTCCCCGACATCGTAAAACTAGGGCTTGACATGATTGTGCAACTCGCACTAGGCATCGCGGATGCACTTCCAGAACTGATTCCGACCATTGTATCGACAGTTTTAACCATAGTTGACACGTTGATTGCAAATATCGACAAGCTGATTGATGCAGCCATAGCAATAATGATGGCACTTGCTGACGGAATAATCGCCGCACTGCCTTTACTACTCGACAAACTGCCCGAAATCATTGACAAACTGGTCATCGCACTGGTGGACAATCTGCCAAAGCTGATTGAAATGGGCATAAAATTCCAAATCGCACTGGCTA